TTAGGAATTACAGCAGGTAACTTTAGAAATCCTAAATTCTTACAAGACAAACACACAAACAGACCTACTTGGAAAACAGCAGACGAAAACAGACCAACTGGTTCAGTTTGGTTCAAAACAACTTCAGCGAACTCAGGTGCTAACATAGTTACTAAACTTTACAGCTCAGCAAGTGCAAGTTTCTCAACAATAGCGTCACCATTATATGCATCACACAACTCTGCGATTTACAACCTAGACGCGGCGAACGGTGGAACTGCATTAACAGTTGGAACTTTATATGCACAGTACAATATAACTGAACAAAAAATTGTTACAACAGATGGTTCACAAGTTGACACTACAAAAAATGTTGGTGACATGCAGTTATTCAGATACGAAGGCGGTAAAACAGTTATCACAAGTAGATTAACTTCAAACACATTTACAGGTTCAGAAACATTTACAATAAGTGAAAGTAGAAAAAATCAAGCGGCAATGAGTACTCCAATCTCAATCACAATGAGTGGTACAACTGCTGACACGTTTATAGCAGACATCAACGGTAAAGTTGATGCAAGTGCGGCGGCTAGTTCAACTACAAAACTTATTAACATTAAAGCATCTAAATTAGCAACTGGTGAAATTGTTATTGAACACACACTAGGTGGCGATATTAGAATGAACAACACAGGTAGTGGCGACGTATTAGGCGATGCTGGTTTTGGTACATCACAAGCACATCCATATGGTGGATACACTGCTAACAGTTCAACTTTAGTGGACAATTTATATGTTGCTCCAGCAGGTGACACAGAAGATTCTTCAACAGGATCAGAAGTGATTGCTACAAACTGGAAAAGATTATCATACACAGCAAGTACAAGCACACCAAACAATGAACCAGCAGACGGTACATTATGGTATGACACAAACATTGACGTTGCAGACATTATGGCACACAATGGTACTACTTTTGTTGGATACGCAACAGCATACTCAAGCACAGATCCAAATGGTCCACAGTTTAGTGCAACAGCACCAACTACACAATCAGATGGTACTGCACTTGTAACTAACGACTTATGGATTGACACTTCAGACTTAGAAAACTATCCAAAACTTTACAAATACAACACATCAGCAACTATAAGTTCTACAAATACAGCGAACCAAGTTGCAGTAACTACATCAGGCGCGGCTTGGGAATTAGTTGACAAAAGCGATCAAACAACAGAAGACGGTGTTCTTTTTGCAGATGCAAGATGGCACACTTCAACTGACAAAGCGGCAGGAACAAGCACAGCGGCAGGAACTCCTTCAACAATCAAAGCATTGTTAAGCGATGGTCATTTAGATCCAGATGCTCCAGATCCAGCGGCATACCCACAAGGTATATTGCTTTGGAACACTAGACGTTCAGGTTACAATGTTAAAGAATACAAAAACAGTTACATTACAACTGCAAAATATCCAGGAAGTGGATCAAGCGGTTTAGGTAACCCTAGAGCAAGTAATGAATCTGTTGCAACTTACTACCCAGACAGATGGGTTACTAAATCAAGCAACAATGCAGACGGTTCAGGTGCATTCGGAAGAAAAGCACAGAGAAAAGTAATTGTTGAACAATTAAAATCAGAAATGGACACTAACCAAGCAATCAGAGAAGACCAAAGAGGATTCAACGTAATTGCTACACCTGGTTACCCAGAATTGATTTCAAACATGATTAACTTAAACACAGACAGAAACAACACAGCATTTGTAGTAGGTGACACACCATTAAGATTAGAAGGTACATCAACTGCAATTACTAACTGGGCTAACAACTCAGCGGCGGCACTAGACAACGGTGAAGACGGATTAGTAAGTGCAAGTGATTATTTGGGTGTGTTTTATCCATCAGGTTTAACAACTGATAACACAGGAAAATCAATTGTAGTTCCAGCATCACACATGATGATGAGAACACTAGCAAACAACGACAATATTGCTTTCCCATGGTTTGCACCGAGCGGAACTAGAAGAGGTATTGTTGACAATGCAACAGCAGTTGGTTACATAGATTCATCAGAAGGTGAATTTAAAACAATATCTGTAACAGAGTCAGTGAGAGATTCAATGCATGAAGTAAAAGTTAACCCAATCACGTTCTTTAGTGGAGCAGGAATTGTTAACTTTGGTAACTTAACTAAAACAGCATCAAGTTCAGCACTAGATAGAATTAACGTTTCTAGATTAGCAGTGTACTTGAGAAGTCAGTTAGATAGTATTGGAAAACCATTTATCTTTGAACCAAATGATGAACTAACAAGAAATGAAATCAAACAAGCAGTTGAATCATTCTTATTAGAACTAGTTGGTCAAAGAGCATTATACGATTTCTTAGTAGTTTGTGATGACACAAACAACACACCTACTAGAATAGACAGAAATGAACTTTATGTGGATATAGCAATTGAGCCAATCAAATCAGTTGAATTTATATACATACCGTTAAGAATTAAAAACACAGGAGAAATTGCAAAATTAGGGAACTAATTTTCGATAAATAGGAGAAACAAATGGCAATATCAACATTATCAAAATTTACAGTACCTTTAGCAAACGATCAAAGTTCAGCATCACAAGGTTTATTGATGCCAAAACTTCAATATCGTTTCAGAGCAATACTTGAAGGTTTTGGAGTATCAACACCTAGATCAGAATTAACAAAACAAGTAATAGACATTACTAGACCTAACTTGACTTTTGACAATGTAACACTAGATGTTTACAACTCAAAAGTTTATGTTGCTGGTAAACACACTTGGGAGCCAATTACAATCACTTTAAGAGATGATGTAAACAACTCAGTTACTAAATTGGTTGGTGAACAAATTCAGAAACAATTTGATTTCTTTGAACAAAGTTCAGCGGCGTCAGGTATTGATTACAAATTCACAACTAGAATTGAAATGTTAGACGGTGGTAACGGTTCAAGCACACCAAATGTACTAGAAACATTTGAACTATACGGTGCATACGTTGAAAACGTTAACTACAACTCACTAGCATATGCAACATCAGATCCGGCTACAATTACTATGTCAGTTAGATATGATAACTGTGTACAAACACCAACAGGAACAGGTATTGGTACATCAGTTGCAAGAACAATTGGTACTTTAAGTACTGGTGGTTAATAAGAATTAGAATTAGCATTTATAATACAAGAAAAGCGTCTTTATATGGCGCTTTTTTTGTGGCTATAAATACAAGTATATGCCAAAGATAAATGATTTTTTAAAAGGTATCCAAAACGGCCAACCCGGCATGAAGGACTTCCGTCACGCATCTAGACTGTACATAGACGACAACTACAGATTGATGCCGAAACAGAAGTTCATGTTTCATGTGATGATTCAAACTGATGAATCAATGATGGTAAGTCCACACAATCCACAAGAAGACGCTCAACTAGATATGTTGGTTAAAAGTTGCGACTTACCTAGATACGGAATGAACCTAGAAGAACTTGTACAGTATAACAAAAAATCATATGTGGCAACACGTATTCAATATGAACCAGTTAATATTACATTCCATGATGACCATGCTGATACAGTAAATGCTTTTTGGAAAAAATATTATGAATATCACATAGCAGATTCAGTTAATGCCGGAACTACAGGCCTTACTATATCAGACACAAAAGATAATGCATATGATGACATAGACGACAAAAGAGCATATTCAAAATTTGGGTTAGACACTCCAAAAAAGAAAAAGAAACCATACCTAAAAAGTATAATAATTTTTTTATTACACAAAAAAAGATTCACATCAATGCAACTTGTAAATCCAGTTATAGGATCTTTTGCTCATGATACTGTAGACAATGCCGATGGTGCTGGAACACTATCTAATGTTATGCAGATTTATTACGAAACAGTATTGTATGATTCAGGCACAGTAAACAAAACTGATATGCCAGGATTTGCCACATTAAATTATGATCACGAACCTTCACCTTTAACAGTTTTTGGAAGAGGTACAAATTCTATTTTTGGTCCAGGTGGTGTTATAGATGGTGTAGGATCTGTTTTTAAAAATGTCAGTGAAGGTAACTTCTTAGGTGCAATATTAGGTGCATCAAAAACATATAACAATGCTAAAAAAATTAAGAAAAAAGGCGCCAAAGAAGAATTAAAAGGTCTTGCAAAAAAAGGTATTTTAGAAGTTGGCAAACAAGCAGGAACACTTTCTAGTCCAGTAGCAGAATTTGGTGTTGGGCAGTTAGCCGCGGTAGCAACATTAGCCACAGCAAAAGGATTGGCAGATAATAAAAACACAGCAAACACAACTGTAATAACAACACCAGCATTTGACAGTGTTAATTTTCTTACAGCCAATGAAGCATACAATCTAATCACAACAAATGATAAAATAAAAGATATTATTGCCGGACATATATATTACAAAGATATAGGATCGAGAACAGGACAATCAGTTGCAGAGAGTGATATTGCTTATACTAATTCAACCGATGCAACCAAAAGAGTTTATAGATCTAAAGCAGTTACCGATATAAGAAAATTAGTTACCGACGGATTTATAAAAATTGATAGAGAAACACAAGACATAACAGTTAACATAGAGAAAGCGAACTTATAATGGCTGAATTTTACACAAATCTACCACCTAAAGAAAGTGATGGTCTAAACAATACTATACAAAAGTTGACCACAACAAACTATCAAACAGATTACGAAATGAATCCGGGTGATTATGATGCCTGTATTGCATTCTTTGTAAAGAGAGGATTCAAGAGAGCATCGGCCGAATCCACTGCATATGTGATAATGGCACAGGCAAAGATAGACAGTATAAGTCCACAAGAAATATTAGACAAACTACAAGGTGCTTCAGAAGTACAATTATCAGAACTAATAACACTAATATTAAATGCTAACAGGTATAAGTCTAGTAGGCTAGGTGTTAGACAGACACTGGCAACTAAAGAACTTGTATCTAGAAACATTCTAGATTAATGCTACCAAGATTTGCAAGAGGAAAATTTTCACCAAAGAATGGCGACAAATATGTTGGTCTAAAAACACCCACCTATCGTTCAAGTTGGGAACACGCTTTCATGAGATTATGTGATGAACACCCCAACGTATACAAGTGGGCCAGTGAGTCAATAAAGATTCCATACCGACATCCTTTTTCAGGAAAATATACTGTGTATGTGCCAGATTTTTTTATTGTGTACATGGACAAGAATGGAAGAAAACATGCAGAAATGATAGAAGTAAAACCATCGGATCAAATGACCATGGAACGTGCAGGAAAAAGTCTTGCAAAGAAAAAACAAGTTGTTTTGAATATGGCAAAATGGGAAGCCGCAAGTGCTTATGCCAAACAAAGAAAAATAAGATTTAGAGTAGTGTCAGAAGAAGACCTTTTTCACACAGGCAAACGTAAGTAAATACGCACATGACAAAAAAATTAGAAGATGTTCTCAATTTACCAAATGTCAAAGAGGCATTCAAAGAGGTAGATAAGAAAGAACAAGCCAAAGCAAACAAAGAAAAAACAGGTGAAGTGATGAAAAATGTTGATCCTAAAACTGCCGCGGCATTAAAAAAATCATATGTAGAATTTGACAAAGTTGCGGCCGCTTTACCACAAGTAAAAGGACTGGGAGAACTGTCAGATTTAGAGTTAGACAAACTAGCGATCGAATCAGAAGAGAGTTACAAAAACCTAATGGACTTGGGCATGAACGTAGACTCACGTTATTCAGGTCGTATATTTGAGGTTGCAAGTAATTTCCTAAAAAATGCCATAGATGCTAAAAGCGGCAAGATAGATAAAAAGCTCAAAATGATTGAATTACAACTTAAAAAGCAGAAGTTAGATCAGGGTAATAAAGACGGTGGTCCTGTAGAAGAAAGCGACGGATTTGTCA